GAAAAAGTTGACCGTTTAGAAAATCACTTCAAAGTTTATAAAACCGATTTAACCGATGTTAAAGAAGTTACTAAAGATATTCGTAACTTATTGACGGGTACAGAATTAAATGGTAAAAAAGGCGTTATCCACTTGCTGGAAACGCTTGAAAATAAAGTTGATAAATTGGAAGAAAAACAGTTACTTATTGACGAGAATATGCAAAATGTTAAGTATGTTGCAAAGGGGTTAATTACGGCAATAATAGGGTTCTTTTTTTGGTTATTTACAAATAAATAAATAAAATGGCATTACCAATTCCAAGTTTTATAGCACGTGACAGCACTGCAATCATTTCTGAAATGGTTGCCGATTACGAATTACGTACAGGCAGGACATTAGAGCCTGCGCAAGTTGAAACGCTTTTAATTAATGGTTTTGCTTATCGTGAATTATTACTTAGAAATCAAATTCAAGATGCTGCCTTGCGAAATCTTGTTGAATACGCAAGATTTCCAATGCTGGACCATTTAGGTGTTTTGGTTGGGGTTACTCGTTTGCCTGCTGAACTTGCCGAAACAACATTATTGTTGACGCTTGTAAGTGGTCACGGCGATGTTATCATTCCTGCCGGGCTGCGTGTTTCATCTACCGATGGACGTGCGGTTTTTGAACTTGTAGAAGATACTACGGTATTGACTGCTGACGATACAGTTTCGGCTACATTTATCGCACAAACAGCCGGTAAATTATCGAATGATTATGCGATTGGTACGGTATCGGTTATTTTAGATCCACAGCCATATTTAGCAACTGCATCAAACACAAGCGTTACCGTTGGAGGTTCAGATGAAGAAATTGACGAACAATTACGGGACCGTATAAAATTGGCACCGAGTGCGTTTTCAAACGCTGGAAGTTATAAGGCATATGAATTTTGGGCAAAATCTACGTCACCATTAATTATTGATGTTGCCGTAACAAATCCGATTCCAGGAACCGTTGAAATTTTCCCGTTGATGGCAAATTTAGCAACTACACCTACTGAAATACTTGACGCTGTTTATGCGGTTTTAAATTCCGATAAAATACGTCCTTTGACCGATACCGTTTTAGTAACTTCACCAACTTCGGTTGATACCGCAATTACAGTTGGATTGATTTTATACGACGGAGCCGTGCAAGGCGATATATTGCCAGTTGTGATTTCTAATTTAGAGGCATTTCGTGATGGTCGTAGAAAATTATTAGGTCAGGACGTTGTGATTGACCAAATCAAAGCATTGTGTATGATTGACGGGGTTTATAAAGCAAACGTGACGGTGCCTTCAAGTGATTTAGTGATTTTAGAAACTGAATTCGCAAATATCACAAGTATTAACGTTACTGTAACAGGTACTAATGTTGGTTAATATGGGAGGGACTGAAGTATGAGCCAAGCAAACGAAAATATTTTAGGTGATTCTATCGGAGGCGTGCCTCATTTAGCGGCATTTGACGCTATGGTCGCAGCTCGAATGAGTACTATCGAACTTGAATCGCTTTTGGTTTACGTAATCGATTCAGTAAGTGCTTCAGCATTGCCGACTTTAGCACGTCAATTCGATGTCGAAGGATTCGTGGGTTATGGAGTGGCTACAAATGACGAGCAACGTAGAGAAATAATTAAGCGCGCTATTGAATTGAAACGATACATGGGTACTGTTTACTCTATTCGTGAAGCAATGCGTATATGTGGATATACGGATGCTATTTTAACCGAAGGAATTGATTTAGGAAATCCTTTAATTGATTGGGCCCGCTTTTCAATTGATTCCGAATTAGGTGACACGGTCGGATTAGATGGAGTTTCACAGTCAAATTTAGCTAAACTAATTCGTGAATACAAAAACGTTCGTTCGTACCTTGAAGGCATTTCATATAAATTAGGTATCTTTGACACGATACCGGAATTAATTGACACGTTAAATGTGACTTATGAAGCACCACCATTTGAAGAAGATTTAGATTATAAATCATTTTTCTATGATGGAACCTACAATTACGATGGAGCAAAAAAATATCTTGAATCGAACGACTCGTTAATAATTAATATATCAAACGCATAATGAAAGATACAATAGGAAATTTGAAAGGGTTGTTTTACCTTGAAATTATTTGCGCAAAAACTGGCAAAATTTTAGAAAAATATCGGGATAACAATTTAGTTGTGAACGGTGGACGTACTGCGGTGACTAATTTATTAGGGGCCGCAACATCAGGAAAACAATTAACTAAATTATCGGTCGGAACGAACGGAACGGCTCCTGTTGGAACGGATACTGCGATTACTGGGGCATTCACAAAATCATTAGGAACGGTTTCGTATCCGACAATTTCAAGTGTTAAGTTTGACTTCCAATTAGGGGCAGGCGACGCCAACGGGATAGGTATTCGTGAGTTTGGTATAGTTTGTACCGACAATACGCTTTTTGCCCGAAAAACTAGAGAATTAATAAGTAAGAATTCCGACATCATTCTTAACGGAAGTTGGACAATATCATTCTAATATGGCAAACGTAACAGAAATATCGACTTGGGAAGCTGGAATTTACCAACTCGAAATAACAGATCCTGTTGAAGGCGGTGCGCTTGGAATTTCGAACACACAAGCTAAACAGCTCGGAAATCGTACTAAGTGGTTATATGACCAATTAATTCCTAAAAATAAAGGATATGTAGTTATTCCAGACATTGTGCCATCTTCAGGGGTTTCTTTAACTCAATCAGGATTCACTTCAGCAGTTACTTTTTCATCAGGAACGATGGACAACGAAACATTTGTTTTAGTGACAATGCCAAATACAATGCCGGATACTGATTATAGAGTTGAATTTTCAGTTGAAGCACTTGGAACGTTGAACACATCAAATGACTATGCAGGACTTTGCTTTAAGAAAGTTTCAACTACTCAATTTCAATTCGCAATTCGTGAAACTATTTCGGGTGTTCAGAATTTGAAAATACACTTGAAAGTGATAAAAAATAATTATTAATCCGTTTTTACGGCATTAAACGAATTTATAAAATGGCAAAAATAGAAAACTTATCGCCAATAGTGGCAAAGTGGGAAGCTGGATTTGTAAATGATCCAACTGACAAAGGCGGTGCTACTAATATGGGAATTACAATCGGTACATGGCGTCAAATTGGATACGATAAAGACGGTGACGGTGATATTGACGTGCAAGATATTCGATTACTTGACGAACGGGATTTCGCTTGTGTTTTAAAGGTATATTGGAATCGTTGGAGTGCTAACAGAATCATAAATCAATCGGTCGCTAATTTACTTGTCGATTGGGTATTTACTTCGGGTTCTTGGGGCGTGAAAATCCCTCAAAGAATATTAAAACTTGAAGTTGACGGCGTGGTGGGGAATCAAACATTGACGGCTGTTAATTTGGTAAATCAGAAAGTATTTTTTGATGCTGTTTTAGAAGCAAGAAAAAAGTTTTTTCACGACATCGTAAAAAATAATCCTTCGCAAAGAAAATTTTTAAAAGGATGGTTAAATAGATTGAATGATTTTAAATTTTCAGAATAATGAGTGTACAGATAGCAAGAGTAAATTTCGGACCCGTAAAACGACTTACAACTCAAAATGCGCGTAAAATAACCTTCCCATTTGATGTGACAGGTTGTTGTATAGTTATGAGTTTTAAGTTTAAAAATGGATTTACACCTAAAATAACCGATGTGATTTCTTATGAATGGAAAACTGCCGACAATACAATAGAATTTTTAAGTGGCACTCAGGTAAATCTAAAAGAAAAAAAGATTTTAGCTATTGCCGGAGTTTATGCGTATGATTTTGTAATTACATTTCCTAACGGAACAATTGTACCATATTTTGAAGGTGAGCAAACGGTTGAACAAAATATATCTATACCATGTTAGAGATAATAATTGAAGAAGTAGCGATAAATCCAGTTATCCAAGTAGAAGAAGTAATTTCTACAGTAACGGTTCAGATTACTGAAATGCAAACACCTGGACCTATTGGACCGCAAGGTACTGCTGGTGTAGATGGTGTAGATGGTGTAGACGGAAAATCAGCTTATCAATCAGCTTTAGATGGTGGTTTTGTAGGTACTGAATTAGAGTT